AAGGGTTATATTTCTAGTAGTGCCTTTGTATTGTTGTATTGGGTCAACTCTACCAAAAACCTCTGTAGCATTAAAGCTTGGAGTATAGGTTTCATTGAAAGCTGTAATAAATGCTTTAAAAAATACATCTTGTTCATTTCTAACATTTTGAAAAGATATGACTTGTTGTGCTTGGTTTGCTAAAGCATCAGAACCATCGACAATTATTTGTCCATCGTCTTTATATTTTCTGATATCAAATTCTAGTGCCATTTTATATTACCGCCTTTCTTGCTGCTCTGCCAATTGACTTCTCAACTTGAACATCAAAGAGATCGGCAAACTTCTTGTTATCAAACTTAATACTGATTCCTGTATTGGAACCACCGTTTGTGTTGTTAATCGTTGTATTGTTTGTTGCATTTCTAATTGCAGTGTTGTTGGCAATTGTAGGTGCTGTTGCCCTCACGGCAGCAGCACTTCGTGCGGAGGCATCACCAACGCCCGCTACAGCAGCAGCAGTCATTTGAACATTGGCTGTCAGCCCGTCTTCGCCACCAAATATTGAATCTTTTAATTTTTTCATTCCAGTGGTCAGTGCCCCGACTGGTGACAATATTTTGGACACCCCTTCTCCTATGCCTGCCAGACCTTCAGATAACATAACAACAGCATCAAGTAGTGATGGTGATTTTTTTACAGTCATTGAGTCTTTAAGTGCGCTGTTTAGAACTGCTAAAATACCAATCTCATTGTTGACTTTCATGACCATCTGAACTATTTTAGCAAATGATTTTAGCAAAACTGATATAAGTGGCGCAAGAGTAATAAATGTATCAGCCAAAGTGATCATAACATCGCCAAGTTCGCGAAAAACATCTTGAACTTCATTTTGGTTTTCTTTAACAAATTGTGTAAATTTATCAGTAAATTCATCGATTTTTTCAATAAGCGGAGTTATAACAGGTATTAATTGATAAAAAGAATTCTTTAATTGTTCTTGAACTGACTGAAAACTCTTTGCTCTTTCTGCTGCGGCTTCGTAGTCTGCTTGTGTCTTACCAATTTCTGCGTTAACTGCACCAAAATCTCCACTCATAGCAAGAGCAAGTTCACCTACATCTGCCATACCTGCTGCATCGGCAAAGAATTTCTTTTGAAAGTATGACATTTCATCAAATGCCAAGCCCGAATCAAGTATTGAATCTCTGATCATTTCAAAACGCTCAACTGGGTTTGTCGCTGTCATAAGCTCCATAGCATTTACAAAGTTGCCACCAAGAGCAGCATTAAGTTTGCCAGCCTGCGTGGCTGCGCCTTCAAACGTGTCAAATTTTTCAGTTATTGCAAGCAGTCTGGATACCTCAATACCTGTTGCCTTTGAAACAACTGACAATTGTTTAAATGCTCGTATTGCTTCTGGTCCTGATAGCTTTTGTAGATGGCTTGCAGCCCCTGCAAAATCAGCACCAATTTTCGATGTACTGACATTCAAATCTCTCGCAAGAGCATCCATTGCTATCATTGTGTTGGCAGCCTCATCAGGAGTTTGTGCCATACCTTTGGTTAGGGTTTGGAATCCTCTAGAAGCATCATCGGTAGACATTCCTAATTTTGTTAGTACTGCCGTTGTATCGGCAACTTTCTTTGCAGTTGAAGTTGAGAGCATACTAAAATCAGTAAATGTAGCATTTAGTGAAATTAGTGCGCCATTTAGGTCTTGCGCTGACACACCCGCTGTTCGTAATTCCATTGCATTTTCGTGCATAGAATGAGCAAAATCTTTTGATAGTCCAGTAATTTTTGCAAGTTCGCGTGAAGAGTTTTCAATTTCTAAAGTAAATTTTGCTAGTATCATGGCAGCACCAATTGCTACTGCCAATGCAAGAAGAGCAGCGATTACAACTCCAAGAGCAACACCGAGACCTATCGCACCACCAGTCGCTGCAATAGAAGATGAACCAAGCGAGCTTATTGCTGCCCCTGCCTGTGAGGCACCTTGGGCTGCCTCTGGCATTTTTGTGCCCATTGCCGATATCCGATTTAATAAGCTTTCAGTACCAGCTTTGAGTTTTTTACTAGCAAATTTTTTGACTACAGAACCCATCGCACCACCGAATTGTTTAAATCCATTCACAAAATCGCCTTTAGCAATGGTCATGAGACTAGAGGTAAAACTTTTAACGGTTTCACTTATAGAATTTACTTTTTCTCTTGTTTCATCAAGTTTTTTATTAAATTGTTTTGTGCTCTCATTGGTATTTTTAATACCATTTTGTATATCTTGTATTTTCTGAAGTTGGTCGGCATATTTTTCATCAGTTGCGTCCATTTCATCGAGTTTTTTCTTCTCTAAATCAAGTTGCTCTTCTTGTAATTGTGATAATTTTTCCAACTTTTTTTGTATGCTTGAAGCTTGGTCAAACTCTTCTTGGGCTTTTTCAACCCTTTTTTCTTGTTGCTTCAATAATTTCTCATTTCTTGCAAGGCGTTGCCTTTCTTTTTCGTCGCGTGCGTCTTCTGATGCAGTACGTCTAGCATCAGAAGCAGCGGTTACTCTTTCTTTTCTCTCATATTCTGCACGCGCCTCAGCATTTGCTTGGCGTTGACTTTCAATTAGTTGCTGTATTGCAGCGTTTAACGCCTCAATTTCTTGACGTAATTTACTAAATTGATCGGCTGTGCGACCTGTTCTTCTTGACATACAAGATTACCTCTCCCTATAAATAGGCTTCCTACAAAAAAGCAAAGGCACCCGGTGGGTGCCTAAGTTAGAAGGTTTTCGGCATCTTTGGCTGATTGTGAACTGTTAGCGTCTGCGAATTACCGCCGCCATTTGATGCTTCTTTGATTGCTTGTGCCTCATCTTCTAATTGTTTGACTGTGCGTTTAACAAACCAGTTTCTGAGCCCTACAGGGAGGTTATATATTTCAGAAAAACTCCAGCCGCCTGTATATTTGAGGAAGAAAATTTGTTCATAGACTCCCTCATTATAATCATCGGTCAGGCCAAAAAAAGTTTGCCGTAAGCGGCACCTCCATTTCTTGCGTATGACCACAATTGGTACAAGAAAATTCTTGAGTTAAATCAACATTGGGAGTAGCTTCTTTCACAACCATACGCAAGTGACGTGAATCAATTGAAGGTATATTATTGGCAACATATTGGATTGCTTTTCTAGAAGAGTCTCCGTTTACACTAACAATTAATGATTCAAGCTGTTTTGATATCAAATTGTTTCCGCCTATGATGTTAGTAATTGTTTTCTCTTCTTTGCCCGTTAATAGTCTGGCAACTACAGTAATTTCAGTCTTTGGCAGAATACAAGTAATTGTTCCATCTAAGTTATCTGTAACATCCATTGTATGATCTACATCTCCATGAGTAATTTGTAACTCTTTTAGATTAAATCCATAATCTTGATTCGTACCACAAGCAGGACAGTCAACAGAAACAGCATAATCACTACCGTATCCAGAAACCCTAGCAGCAATTATTACTGCATTACGATCTCCAACAAGCAAAGTTGTCGGGTCGATTGATTTGTCTACAATCAAGCTTTGTAACAACCTCTCCAAAGCAAGACCTTTCTTTAATAGCGTTCTTGATGTGAGAATATCCTCTTCTTTTGCAGTCATCTGCTTAATTTCTATACTTTCTTTATTATGAAGAGGGTGGTTCTCTGGATAATATCTTCCTAGTGATGGAAGATCCACAAATTCAGTGGGAATTACAAACGAGAAACCCTCACCAGCTATCTGTGGTGGGGGGCTCGTGTCGGGCTGTTGAACGCCGCCCAGACGATCTTGGTTTCTTGACAATTTACACCTCGCGTTTAATTATTGTCTAAATTATACCTTGAAGAACTCACGGCCACCGGCACTTACAGCAGAAGAGTCAGTCGAAGTTTCAATTCTTGCCCAGTCATAACGGAGAGTGACGGAAACTTCTGTAAGTTCTGCATTTGTGTAATCAAGGGTGTCGCCATACTTGATATCTTCAATGAATGGGTTCCAAAGAGTCCAAGTCTCAAGTGGTTTACCGTCTGAATCAATTTGAGTGACAGTAACAGTACCGAGAGCAGAGGCAGCCTTTGCCTTAGACATGGTACCAAGAGAAGTAGTATCAGTCGGGGGACGATAGCCGCCTGCGGTTATGATATCGGAGAAAGTGGCTGACATATCAGGGTCGACAGGATCAACCATGGTAATTGAAATCGGGTTCCAAGTTACACCTGCGGGATAATAAAAAGTGTGGTTAAGGTACTTGTGCTCTGCATTTGCAATAGCAAATGAAGGCTTTTGAGCAGTTTTAGCGTACCAAGCTACAGCACCACCGGGAGTAGCATTAATACCGCCGAATTCTACGATAAATCTAAAATTTCTTTTTGGGTCTTTTTTGTTAGTCCCATCACCAAAGTTTTCTGACCAGAATGGCATTTGTTAGGTTCTCCTATGTTTCATAAATAAGTAGTAGGTGGGGGCAAAAGCCCCCGGTTATCAGTCGTCAAATGATGCGCCGGTTGAAGCAACGATGAAGTCGATAGCGATGTACTCGATTGCTCTAGCTGGCTTAATCATAATCTTAGCATAAACAACATTCTGGTCGATAAGGTCAGGTGTTGTGGTGCTCTCGTCTAGAATTAGACGGTAATCAGTGATACCGAATTGAGTCTTGACGTTTGCAAGGAATGGTTCAATAAGACCTTTGAAGCGGTTCCAAGTTGCCTGTACGTTCTGCTCAAAGAGAATTTGAGTAGAAAAGATGGAGATCTGCTTCTTGAGGTAGATGACTAGACGACGCACGTTGATGCGATCTAGAGCAGATGGACGTTCTTGTAGGGTCTTCTGACCGAACACTACAATACCAGTGCTTGGGAAGCTTGCGATTGGGTTAATGCGAGCCTCGTAAAGAACATCACGCTCCTTAGAGGTTAGTCTGCGTGAGACGCTAGTGACAGGGATACCTGCTGCGCCGTCGGAAAGACCGCCTCTATTGAAGCCTGCTGGAGCAAACCAGATTTGCGATGATCTCTCGGAGCTTGCAAGTACACCCATCATAGCGACAGTAGGCGGAATCCATAGTGCCTGACCAGTTCCTTCGTCTACAGTCTGTACCCATGGGTAGAATGTAGCACCGTAGGATGAGTCAATCTGGCGCTGACGAAGATCGTTTGCTGCCTGTGATGGGCTCTTGGTCTGACGGTCAGCAATATCTGATTCGTACTTTTCATGCGCTGGCAAGTAAACACCGGGAAGATCAATTAACGCAAGAGCATCTGCTCGCGCTTCACAAACATTAACCATGTGTGTAGTTAGACCTTCTTTTGTAAGACCGGGAACTGTAAGTAAGTTCATGTCTACAAACTCTGGGTCGGCAACTGTATCAATTGCTCTCTTGTAAGTGTTATAGGCATAACTTGTAGTATCGGTTGCAGTATCAGTAATACCTGTGTTGTAGAGTGGATCTGGCTTGGTGATATCGAAGCCGTCAAAGCCACCCCATAGAGGCATTGTGAACTTATCGTAACCAAGGTCAATGAGATCCTTGTAGGTCTTACCTGATTGTGCAGTGTAACTTGTCTCTGATGCTCTTGAGCCAGAGGAGTAGTAAGCACCAATACTGCTTGTTACAATATCATCCATGGTGAAGATGTAATCTTGTTCAACAGCACCTGCGACTGAGCCCCAGTTGCCAGCTTCAGC